AAATAAAATAATAAATCACCAAACTGACTAGGATCAATCGTATTACTGCGATAAACTGCGCACACTTCCCTCTGGGCATTAATGACCACTGCTGTAGAATAATCCTTGCCAACACCCAAAGAAACGTCAGCACCGATAGCAAAGGCATCTTCAAAAGTAGGATACTTAAATATCTCGATAGACCCATCTCTTAAATCCTCCATCATAGAGGATTCAAAATTAAACTCTCTCTTGGCTAATATTGGTTGAGGTATAAGTTTACTTAGCTTCTCAATGTTAAATACATTAGAGCCAGAAACAATAAATGCTTCCTCAGGTGTCGCAGGGTATTCTTGTCTGAATTTATTCTCACCACCCTCTGCAATCTTTAACCTTCTCCAGTATAATTGATCGTCACTCAAGTTGTACCTAGTAACTAATACTTCTTCTTCTGTTGTTCTCTCAAATCCTTCAGGGACTTTCCTCTGGTACTCCGTCATCAGGTACCATGGAACAAAGATAGCAATATAGTCATTCTCACCCTTTACAGCTCCCTGCCATAACCTGTGAAATGAATTCCCTACCCCATTAGCAGTACTCTCAAGAATAACTTCAGTCCCTTCAGACTGGGATATTCCTTGGAATAATCCTGCCAAAATCTTTTCATCATGCCCCCAAAAGGCTACTTCGGATAAGTGAGCAATAGTAGGAGTTGTTCCCCTACCAGCCTCAGGAGCACCAGCTGTGTATAACCGATATCCTGAATCATTATGCTCAAACATAATCTCTTTTGCATTTGACTTCTTTAACACAGGTCTGAATGTATCAGACATGTTATAAATGATATTCCTGGACATACCAAATAATGCATCACTAGTAGCCGCATCATGCGCCATAACTACTGACTTGTTGTAAGCATTAAAGTAACTCTTCCAGAATACCCTACCTGTCGTGTATGTACTTAATCCCATCTGTCGAGCTTTTAAAATAATAGCTCTGACTCTCCCTGTTTCCTTAAGTTGTTTCTCAAGTGCTTCATTAACAATCTTCTGAGCTTCATTGAACTCAAAAGATTGGAATCCTTTAGCAGAGTCCTTGGGTAAGATTTTTAATTGTTCTTTGGCGAATAATTCAAAGTCGCCTTTGTAAGCGTTTAATTTCTCACGCTTTTTTAATTCCCTCAGAGCCTCTAGCTTATCAGAATTGTTTTGTGTAGTCATATAACCTATGTAATAAAAATGTTTCTCTATTATGTACCGACTAACCAGTTGATTTTATTTAAAAAAATAATTCCAATAATTTTTAGAAATGTAATCTTTTGTATACGTCTTTGGGGTACCCCTACCTTTATAGAGGGTGTCGCTGGGGAATGTCGTGGGTAGATGTCTTTGTGTGTGTTTAAAAATTTGTTGTGTGTGTTGGGTTTGCCCCTGCTGGTTTTCCCTGCCCCCCCTTGTTTTCCCTGCCGTCTCGGTGCGTGGCGCTGCCCGTCTCGGCTTCCTTGTCTGCGCTGCTTTGGGGTTTGCTATGCCTTCTTCTGTTTCTCTTTCTCTTGTTCTTCTCTCTTGCCTTGGCTTGCTGTGCTCTTGTGCTGCTGCTTTGTCTGGTGCTCCGTTGTTCCCGTTGTTCCTTGCTTTGTTCTTCTTCGTTGGGGTCTTGGCTTGGGTTGTTCTTTCGTCTCTGTGACGTTCCTCTTCTGCGGTGCCTGCTTGTGCGGGTCCCGTGGTGGTGGTCGTTTTGTCTGCCTTGCCTTGTTCGGGGGCTTTCCCGTTCGTTCTTTGCGGTCTGTCCGCTGGGGGTTTTCTATGTCTTTCTCTTCTTTTGCTTCTTCTTTGCCCGTTCTCGGTGCTGTGTCTCCTGTTCCTGCTTCTGCTTCTTCGGTTGCTCTTCGTTCGGCTTTGTCGGTCCACGTGTCTGCTTTGGTTCGGGGTTGCCGTCTTTCTGTGTCTTTGCTTGGTTTGTGTGCGGCTGCTGGTCGTTCCTCTCCTGCGGTCTCTCCTGCGGCTGTTGCTGACTTGTTGTCTCGTGCTCGTGGTGCGTGGTCTCGTGCTCGTGCTGCTGGTGTTTCTCCTGCTCGTTTGGCTGTGTTGGCTCGTGCTGGTCGTGCTTTGGCGGCTGTTGCTCCTGTGTGTCCTTTGGCTTCTGGTGCTGGTGTTCCTGCTTCTTGCCTTGGTGTTCTTTCTTCGGGCTTTGTTCCTGCTGCTTCTGGTGTGGTTGTTCGTGGTTGGTCGGTGTCTGCTGGTGTGTTGTCGGTAGACGTTGCTGGCTTCTCTTTGCCGTTCTTGTGCCTGTCTTCTGGGTTGTCTCCTGCCGCCTTCTCTTCTTTGGTGGATGCTGTTTCTGTGGCTTCTGCTTCTGGTGTGTCTGTTGACTTGTGGGCTGCTCCCGGTCGTTCTGGCTTTGTGTGTCGTGCTCGTGCTGGTTCGTCTGGTTACTTTTGTGCTGTGTCCCTTTGAAGGGCTTTCTCGGTTGGCTCCTTTGTTGGGGTCTTCCGAGAGCGTCTTGCTCTGCCTGCTCCTCGGGGTTTCTGAGGTTTGGAGAAAGTGATGTTTGGTATGTCAATGACTACTCTTGTTAACGCTCAAGACTTGCTTAGCGTTTCTAAGCACCTTGATGAATTCTCTATTTGGACTGAGATTTGCAGTCTGGGTGGTGATATAAGACGTGTGCGTATTACACACGGAACTGACACTGCCGTAGGGGAATCTGTTGGTGTAGACGATCGTGCTGTTGTTGAGTTTAGCAGCTCTAATCGTGCAACTGTTTGGGCAATCTGTGCTCGGGTTGGTATTCCGTTTACGTTTGTTTGAAGTCTCTGTCTATTGGGTGTAACAACCCAATGGAGAGCGTCTTTCGTTCGTCCGTGCCTGTCGGTTACAGGTTGTCATAGCTCAAGGAGATTAATATGACTAAGTTAATGCACGTTGTTCTTATACTCTTGTGGTCACATCTGATGTTGTGGTGTGTCGATGCAATACAATACGAGGCTATGTATGGATGGCTCCATGTTATAGGTCTTATCGTAGCAAGTGTAGTAGCAGGCGTACAGTTTGCTATTCTTATTATCGAAATCAACGAAGGAGAATGAATATGCCAAAGCGTTTTAGTTTAACGTCTGATCTTATTAACCGTAGGATCAAGTCTAAAGAAATTGATGTTCTCATTGGACATCCCTGCGGAGCTATTGCTCCTGCTTCGTACTTATACACACATCCTAAGGCATCAAGGAATGTTGCTTACTTCTTACAAGGTGATGCAACATTTGCTGGTGACTTTGAACTTATGCTAATAGAGATGGGTTTGTGTAGTTGTGAAATGCCTCGTTCTACTTGGAGACACCTTAAGTTCTGGGTGTCTAAGGGTTGTCCTCATTGGTCAGGCAACAGTGCTTTCTCTAAGGCAATGTTGTGGTGGTGGAAACGTCATGCTTGGTGTTTTGTTCCTAACAGGAATGGATCAAGCCAAGAAGCAAAGGATGCTGCTGAGTATTATAGAACAGTAGCGTACTCAGAGTTAGAGCAACTTCAACAAGCAAGGAACAAACATGTATGAAGTATGGGTTGTAAGACCAAACGGGTCTGAAGAGTTACTCGAAACTTTTAAGTTTGAGTATGAAGCAGACTTTGTCTGTAATGAGTTAAACATTGCAGCCTCGGATGAGCCGGGTTGTGGTGATTATCGTGTGTGTTTTAACGGAGGTTAATATGTACCTAGTATACAGCAATGAAACAGGCAACCTTGTTGATATCTTGTATTCAGCACAAGAGCTGCAACGCAAGTTTCATCCAGAACAAGTCACTGTTCACGTAGTGCACGTGTAACTAACTGCTCTTCTCGGGCTTACGGAGAGACCTCTTGGGGTAAGTACCAAGTTTTTAATCATTAACCAATAGGACTTAATCATGTCTAAAAGCTTTACTTTCAAATCTAAAGATGGTCAGCCATCTGTGTTCAGTACAATGAATCCACTCCAACCAGATCGTACTAGTGTACCTGTAATCATTACATTCCCTGAGTTTAATGAAGATTCAAACACTTTCATCATCAGTTGTAGTGATAACCGTAAACGTAGATGCCAGCTTAACCGTCTTGCTGAAGGATATGCTGAGAAACTCTTTGCTAAGATCCAAAAAGCTTATGACAAAGAGTTGGTAGTACACTTTGTTGCTGCTGGCGGTAACGATCCCGATGTATGGTTCTATGATATTGTTAAATCTTAAGGAAACACAATGAAAGCACGTTATTTACTCTTAAACCCACTCAAAGCAAGAGACTTTGGGTGTACAACAGAAGAAGTTATCGAATCCGTCAAGGAATTCGGCTGTAAAGTGGTCATGTCACCAGACACAACAGGGGAAACCCTGCTGTACGCTGTGTCAGACAACAGAAGTGTACTGGAAAACATGGTAAATGAGGTAGAACTCAACGGCATCATCATAGAATACACAGCGATCTATGATCAAATACTGGAAGGACAGTAAAATGGCATTCTTAAGACAAGCATATGGTAGATATTACCTAGATATGTCAAGCGAAGAAGTAAATGCACTAGTAGACGTCATGGAAGAACTCCCTTCTATGACCAAAACAGAGAGGGGCATATGGTATCAGATAACAAAACACAGGGATTACCTCAAACAAGAGGAAAAATGGCATAGGGATATTGAAAAGGAAGGGGAAATAGCACTAGAAGTAGAACAACAAGTTAAAAAGTTCTATAACTCACTGTAAGACAATCCTCTCAGGACAGTAACTCGATGATTTCGCTGAGAAGTATGCGAGACTTGAGGGAAGTCCTGAGGGATTTCTGTGTGGTCAAAAGCTGAACGCACAGTCTAAAAAGTTACTGATGAGTAATAATTTATACTAAGGAGTAATAATGTACAAAAGGTTATACTTTGTCCACTGCGAAGACTGTCATCTAGAACACAACTCAGAAGACGTCAACGTATTAAGCGTCACTCACAGCCCTTTCGGTATCAAGAGTGCAATGTTCGTATGTACTAACTGCAATGAAACTGTTCAATCACTAATCACTGAGGTATAATATGCAAGTAACTACTAAACTCCTGAAACCAACCACTTTCCAACCCTTCTCAATGACTCTCACCTTCGAAACAGCTGAAGAGTTCCGTGATATGTCTGTACTGTTCTCTTACTACGGACAAATCCCGTCTGTAGCCTGTCATGTATTTGATGAAAGATACCAACGTATGCAAGAAATATGTATTAAAATAAATGATAAACTTGACGCACTGGATCAATAATGGAAGTCTCTAAATGCGCTGATTATCCTATACTGTTCCAACCATACACTCTACGAATCAATGTAAGTAATGTAGAAGAACATGCCATGTTAGCATCTATCTTCATGAATGCTGAAGTAATAGCTAAAACCTTAGGATACAAGGGCTATGACCAGTACGATGAACTAGTCAAATTCATTAACCTAATCGGATATCACCTAGAGGACAACGAATGATCATCACCAAACAAACCCAAGTTGAATATACTATTGTAATGTCTGAAGAAGACGCATTAATACTTTTGAACAACTTAGGCAAGCTCGACTACCATGAGCTATCCAGACTAACAGACAACCTTGAATTTGGCTCTGTGATGCATAAACTATATGACATCCTTGTTAGTAAAATCAAACGAGGTAGTATACTTAAAGATGAATCGTAAAAGGAGTATAATTTCCATGTCAAATGCAAAAGAAATCTATGACGACCTTATCCTGAGAATCAAATCAAAGGTAAAGTCTGAGATATCCGTGGTCTTTGATGATACCACAGGTATCCAAAAGGCTTTCCTTAAAGGCAAACTATTGTGGGTAAAGAAAGTGAGGTTAGATAAATGACTAGATTTGAACACACAGGTAAAAAACCTAATTGGGTTTTAGTTGATGATCAGTTTTGTACTGAATTTGGTGAAACCGTAATGGACTGCATTGAAAGGTACAAAGAATCTATGGATGAACATGCTGATCCATCGACTTTCACCTTCTATGAGTTAACTTGTCCTTACATTGTCGAAGTCTTTTACGCACTAAAGGAGAAAAACCCAACAGAATCATAGACTTATTTAGCTGGAACCTAATAGGAATTCTGGGGTTGAATATATTAATAATATATATTAATAAAGTATATTATTAAGAGTAATAAAAAAGAGAACATCAATAGGTAATATACCTAATGACATTCTCTTATGACATTCTCTTATGACATACTCTGAAGACTATCTATCAAAGACCTTCTTCTGAGATAATTCTCTTAAGATCCTCATCTGAGAGGTCTGCTGTACGGGTTGTAGTAGTCTGATCAATTCTTTGTAGTTTAGGTTGTTCATACTCTGCTACCATATTAGCATACCTAGCGGCATCTTCAAAGTTATCTTGTTGAAGGGCTTGATGCATAGCCATTCTGAGGACATCGAGAGATGATAGTTGAGGTAAGTCTTTCATTACTTCTTGAAAGTTCTTAGCATTCAACTTAAATTCTTCTCTAATCTGCTTATTCAACATTCTTGATTGAGTAGCTTTCTTCTGATTCTCTCTAGCTGTCTCTGAGGTTATTAACTTCAGGTTAGCCAGTGAGTTAATGTTACGGGCTTTACCACCTGATGACATAACTGTTCTCCTTGTTTGTTACTGATAATACACATATCTATTAGGAACCGACTAGCGAGAAATACACACGAAACAAATTAATCCATAGGAAAATCATGACACAAGCAACAAACACACCTAACATCATCATCAAAGATGTAGCCTTATTCTGGGCTAAACTTGATAAACCAGTATCACCCTTTGGTGTTGATCAGTATGAATTACAGATTCAAGGTGACAAGAAACGTGAAAAAGAGTTTGAACAATTCGGTAAAGTTAAAGTAATTGAAGGCGGTAAAATCTCTGTTAATCTTAAAAAGAAAGCTTTTAAGAAAGATGGTAGTGATGCCGCTAAAGTAAGAGTTGTAGACTCTGGTAAAAAAGAACTTGATCCAACGTTAATCGGTAATGGTTCTATCGGTAATGTTATGGTGTATTGCTCACCATATGAGATCAAATTACCTAACGGTAAAGTAAGTAAGTCAGGTATCTCCACAATGCTTATCGCTGTGCAGGTTACTGATCTTGTTCGTTATGAACGTAAGTCTGAGAACTTTGTTGACTTCGATGTTGAAGGTGCCTCTGTTGACACTGATCAATCTGAAGAAGCAATGTTCTAATCTATAATTATCCCTTGTGATAGTCTCTAACGAGTCTGTCATGAGGGATTTTTATTTAAGGTTATATATGACACTAATCGATAAATCATGTTTTGAAAGAGGTTGTGCTTGTTATGACAACCGTGATGGATATGATACTGTTGAGGTAATCAGGCGTAAATGGATTGGTCTTGATGAAACACCAAAACCTAATATCCGATACCAAACTGATACATTCTTCAATGGTGTATACTGGGCAGAAAACAGACTTAAAGAACTTAACACTTAACAACTTGAAAGATATAAAATGAAACTCAATAAAACACAACGTGACTATGCTGTTGGTCGTCTCTCTGATAAAATCGCTCAAAAACGTAATGCAGAAACACCTGACTTTATCTCATCTAAAAAGACTGATATGAAAGAAATCTACAAACTGCTGACAAATGCAGGTGTTAAGCTTGTTGATGAAACTACATTCGTAAACTCATGGGGTGTACGTAGTATCGGTGAAATGATCGTTTTCCCTGTTGGATTTGATAAAGAATTTGAAGAAAACCAACGTGTTCGTGATGAAATCCGTGTTAAATATGAAGCTATCCAACAAGAATTTCTCGATAAACTGTATCTCTGTGATGAAGCACAAGAAGCTCTCGACTTAATCAACTCTATCTAAAGGAAATACCATGTTAGAACTCAATCCATTCTTCTCTACAACTCTCCAGTTTGAAGTAACTCAAGTTGAAAAAGCTCCTGAAAACAGCTATGATGTTAAATCTTGGGAACAAGGTCGTGGTGTATACCACTGCAAAACATCTGATAACCTGTTCTTTGTAGGTAAATACTCTGTAGATAACATCTATAGCGTAACTGATAAAGGCTTCTTCAAAATTGTTGACAATGAATATGAATCACCAAAAGTTGAAGAAAGATTGTTCCTTAAAGCAATTGCTGCTGCTAGCGGTCACAACCTATGAAACCTAATGGCTTTAATTTAGAGCAATCTATCTTAGAGTGTTGGCAAGTATGCGAAGATCTAAAAGCAGGTAAAATGGATCAACAGGTACTTGCCAAATACTATGAAGTTAAGTTTAATCAACTATGGGAAATCTTTGAGGAATTAACACATGACAGATACTTTACTTCTCCTACCAGAAAAACACCGACACCTAATCCGTTCAAAAATGAAGCATCTTCTTCATGAACGTGAAGGTGATCTACAATTCTGTAATGATATGATAACAATGCACTGGAATTGTTCTAACAAAGACAAGCCTGAAAGTGCAAGAGCATTCAAAAACCTTAACCACTACAAGGATTACAAACGTAAACTTCGTAAAGAACTAACCACAATCCGTTCAATTCTACAGGTAATGAAATGAAATATCACCACTGGTATTATACTGATAATGCAGACTTTGAATGCACTATTGAAGCTGAGAAAGGTAGTTTATGTCAAATCCGTGATGAAAAAGGAGGCTATGAACCAGACTATGCAGATGAAATCTATGTTACTGAAGTTAAGCACAAAGATACTGATATCATTGATGTTATCCATCCAGATGTA